CATACACGCCGCTGGCGACGTCTGCAAAGGTGAAGTCGGCTGTGGCCGCGATGACTTCTTGGCGTCCGGAGAGTTTCTTGATGGGCATGGTGTGCTCCTACAACATCAGGGGAAGAGAAAAAGCGGAGCCCGTGGGCCCCGCTTCAGGCGCTGCATTACTGCAGGTAGTGGTCCACGGACACCACGCCGAAGTCCTCGACGGACCCGTTGTAGATGCTGTAGAACTTGGGCTTGAGCAGGCCGAACATCTTGTCGATGTTGATACCCTGCTGGCTGCCGTACTGGAACGTCTTTTCGTCCCACTCGGCAGGGCCCAGATCAGCCATGCCCAGCGCCTGCGCGCCGCACAGCAGCGTACGGGTGCCGTTGACCAGACCGCCGGAACCCCACTTCGAGCCCGATGCAGCACCCTTGGTCGTGTAGACCAGGCGGTGTTCGTGGATCACGGCGCCGTCCACGGTCACGGTTGCACCAGTGAACCAAGGAGAATCCGCGCCGGACTTTGTGGCCACCGCCACCACTGCGCGCTGGTAGTCGGCATCCTTCTTCAGGGCCGCCAGCGTGCCGGGAGCCACCAGGAGCACGTAATACTCCTTGCCGCCTTCCATCAGTGGCTTGACGTAGTTCTCCTTCGCGTAGGCGATGAGATCCACGATCATCTTGTAGCTGGGGACATAGCCCGTGGTGATGCTGCCAGTCGCAGACACTGCCAGCGAGGTGCCATCCCACATCAGCGAGCGCTTAGCCGAAGGTGCGGACACATCGGCGGCAAATGCCAGGTTTGGGAAAGGCGAGCCCACGCGGGCGGCACCGTTGTTCTGGAAGGCGTAGCTGATGCCAGACAGCGTGAGGAACGTCAGCTGGTCGGTGCGGTTGGCCAGCCAGTAGGCCAGGCGATCTTTGCCCATCTCGCGGAAGTTGATCACCGTCTTCTGGTCGGCCAGCTTGCCCTTGTTGCGCACGCTGTGCGTGAGCTGGTCGATGGTGATGATCTGCGAGTACGACTGCATCGACTCTTCGTTGCCTTCGCGCTCGTTGTCACCGATAACGCCATCCTGAACCAGATCGGCCACCAGGTGCATGATGACCTGCTCGCCCTTTTCGGTCTTGGTCAGTTCGGTGATGCGCTGGATCATTGCGTTCTGGCCGGTGCCCAGGAAACGCTTGACGAACATCTGGTCGCGCGCGGCGCTCCAAACATCACGGGACCAGACGAGTTTTTGTTGCGGCGTCAGGGCCGCGAAATTGGTAAGCATTGCATGCTCCTTGATTGGTTACGACTCAGGCGTGCGCTGCCAATGCGAGAAACATGACTTGTGGGGCGGTCAAGAGCGCCGGGCGGTGTTTCACGTCCTGCCGTGGGGACGAAATCACCCTGGAGAGGATGGCCAGCGGGCGGGTGGTTCCCGCTGACCCTGAGCGTCAGTCGCCGCGCAGGCGCTTCTTCTCAGCCGGTGTCAGCGCCTCGAATTGCTCCTCGGTCAGCTGAGATACATTCACTCGGGTTGCGGTAGCCCGCTGCCCGATACCTGCTTGCAAGGCAGGAGGTTGGGCGGTGGAATCCGCCGCGCCCCTTGCCAGTGCAGCCGCAGGGCGAGTGTCTTTGGCTGCGGCCACCTTGGGCAAGTCCCCACTGGGGGTATCACCCGCAGGCGCAAACCTCGGCGCGATGGTGTTGGCAGCGTCGGCCAGTGCCAGGTGCGGCGGCATCCCTGCTGCAATCTTGCGGTCACGGGCTGCCAGAATCAGCTCCAGCACGTCATCGCTTTCCGGCTGGTTGAGCCACGGGTAGGCGTCCGACACGCTTTTGGCCGTGTTCTTGAGCAACTGCTCAGCCTGGCGGGTGGTGAGCTCTTGGGTCACGCGCTCAGAGGCTTGATGCTGCAGGTGGGCATTGATCTGGCGGCGGATGGCCACGGCGGCTTTGGTGTCGCCCTCCATGAGCGCTTCAACATAGGCCTCTTCCTGCGCTTCCACATCAAACACCGCTGACTGGGCCGCTGCTGTTGCTGCAGGCGCTGGCGCCGGCGTGTTGGTAGGCACAGCTTCACGGCCTCCTTTCAGGCGCGCGATCTCTTCGTTGGCTGCGGCCAGCTGGGCCAGGGCGTCCTTGCGCTGCTGGTTCACCTCGTTGAAACGGCCGCGGGGGATGCCCTTCGATGCGGTGGCGCCGTCATGGCCATCGCCGCCGTCCTGCTCTGCACCAGCAGATGCGGGTGGTGTCTCGCCGCCATCAGCCCCGTCTTCTGCATCCGCGGTGGGCGTGAAGTCATCGCCGCGGTCTTCCTGCCCAGAGCCATCTTCCGCGCCGTCGGCGTCACCCGCCATGTCGATCACTTCGCCGCCGCTGTCTGCGCCGCCGTCCTCGATGGGCTTCATGTAGCCGCTGTAGGGTTGCAGGCGGCGCTTGAGTTCTCGGATGTTCATGGTTGCTTTCTCCAGTGTTTAATAGATGGGTTGCGGCGGATTTTTGGGGGTGATGTGGCCCTTCAGGTACCAGTGGTCATCTGGTAGGTTTTGCTTCACCCGGAGCCATTCGGTCAGGCTGATCTGCTCTGACTTTGGCAGCGCCCGCCACTGGGCGACGTACTCGCGCTCTTTGTCATGAGCGGCTTGTTGTTCGGAGGTCAGTGCCATGTGACTTCCTTCAAGCCCGAGTCTGCTCGCGCGCAATTGCGTGCACAACCCCGTGAAAGACATACGCCGCTGCGCGCTCGCTGGCCGACAGCGTGGCCACGGCCGGGCCATGCTGTGCGGTTGGGTGCAACTGCGGGTTGTTCAGGAACGCCGCCACCTTCGCGCAGGTGTGGGCCTTGTCCTTGTCCGTCAGCGCTTCCCACGGAGGCGTGGTGTAGTTGCCATAGGCGGTGTTGTGCCCGGCGACGACTTCGTGCGCCACGCGGGCGATGGCCTTCACAAGGCCGTCATCTGCGGTGTTTGCGCCTTCGGGTGCTGTCGATTGCTCTTGCTCGGCGGTCATGGTCTTCTTTCTCAGTGGTGGTTCTCTATTGCCCGATCCCCAATTCCAGGCCATCGGCCTCGGGCGTCTCGATGCCGTCCTCAAACCCCAGCGCAGGGCTGGTCGGCGTCAGCGGGTTCGTGTTCTGCGGGATGTTCGTGGCCATCGCCTGGGCGGCCATGCCGGCGGGCTGCTGGTTCACATAGGGCGCAGCGTCCTGGTCCTCGAAGCCCAACGTTCCCAACAGCTGGTCGGCGGTGCCTGTCACCAGCGGGTTGCTTGCCACCACTTGGGCGCTCTGCATCGTGCTGTAGACCGTGCGGCCCCGCACCTCCACCGTCTCGTTGCGCACCTTCTCGGTTTCGGCCTTGACCTTCTCAGCCTGGGCGGCTTTCAGGGTTGCCTCGGCCTCGGCGCGCGGGTCGGGCGGCGGGGTGGCGGCACCCTCCATCTGCGACACGATTTCGTGCTTGTCGGTCAGGTTGGAGTAGCGGATAACCATCGCGTCGGGGATGTTGATACCCTTCTCGCGCATCTCGATGGCCTGCTGGAACTGGCTGTTCTCGAACGTCACCTGCATCGGCTGCTCGGTGATCACCACGTCGTACTCGCCCACGGTCACGTCGTAGAGGTAGGTGTTCGTCTCAGGTTCGAACTTATTTATCTCCAGCACTTCCTCCTTCGGCTTGCCCGTCATGGGGTCCGTCTCGGTGATGCGAAAGACCCGGTAGCTGTCGTAGTAGCGCTGGATCAGTTTCAGGATGCGGGTGGCCAGCATCTGGCGCGTGTACGCCAGGTTGTCCAACGGCACGGCCAGTTGCTGCTGGCTGGCGAACTGTTTTGCCTGGATGGCGATGCCCGATACCTCGGCGCCCTGCTGCCCACGCATGGCCTCGGGCACGGTCACATCCTTGAGGGCCTTCGTTGCTCGGTCGATGAGCTTGTCCACGCCAGAGGGGATCTGGTTCGGCTGGATCTTTTCTGGCTTCGTTGCGCCCTTGGCGAACTCGATGACCAGGCCAGTCTTCGCGCCGACCTGCTCCAGCTCTTCGGTGTCCATGTTGGTCAGCGAGCCTTCTTCCACCACCCAGCCGCTGTTGGCGCTGGTGTTGATGATGTGCACATACTGGCTCACAGCCTTGTTCAGCGCCTCCTGCGGTCCGATGGCGTCGTCCACCATGCCCCGGGTCTTTCCTCGGCGGAAGTAGGCGAAGTACGGCACGATGGTGAAGTGGTCGTAGGGGCTGTAGCCCTCATGCAGCGTGGCGCTGTACGTACTCACGACCCACTTGATCCGGCGGCGCATGCGCTTGGCTTTGACCGCACCCTGATTGAGCGCGTCGGCAATCGACTCTTCGGACAGGTTCGCCACAATGGCGATGTCGCCGCTCTCAGGGAATACCAGGCAGTCCGTCTTTTCGTAGACAGAGACCTGCCGGTCGATGACGCGATAGCGCTTGAGGCCGTCGCCGCCCATGATGAAAGCGTCGAACAAGCCCGCATTGCGGTCGCTGCCAAACTTGTTGCGGCGCACCTCGTCGTCGGTTTCTCCGTAGTCCTGGCCATCGTCCCCAGACGCCTCGGCCTTGTCGCGGGCGTTGCGGCCCCAAAACTGCTCGATCTCGTCCAGCGTCAGCCAGCGCGAGACGGTCACGTCGCCCCACTTGTCGGGGTCATAGCTCTTGGCGTCCGGGTCCGGGATCACGTCACGCGGGTCCAGATTGAAGACGGCAACATCGCCCTTCATGTTCCGGTCGAAGTCCATTCGGACATCGAAGTAGCCGCGCTGCTCAATCAGCCCGTCGCTGTATACCTGCGTCTCCACCCAATGCAGCTTCGTGGCGTCGGCAATCTGCATGGCCACCTTGGACAGGATGGCGGCCGTGTCCATGTCGCCATTTTGGCCACGGGGCTTGAATGCGATGTCCATCCGGTTCTGGATCTGATAGCCGATGGCGCTGTTCACGCTCGGCTTGACCTCATTGAACTCGTAGAACGGCCGGCCCTGGCTACGCAGGATTTCTTTGTCCGCATCGCTCCACTGCTGCCCGCCGCCCATGTACATGCGCTCGCACAGCTCGGCCCGCTCGGTGTACTCGATGTGGCCGCGGTCCTTGCCATACTGGTAGCGGGACCAGTTCTCGCGGGCGCTGGTGTCGTTTGCCATTGTGTTCAAGCGGCCTGCGCCGATCCCTGTGATGTAGTTCTGCTCTTGAGGCGGTCGCGCCAGCTCTTTTTCAGGCTCTTGATCGACCGGGGGATGCCCTGCACGAACGTCATGGCCAGGCTGTCGCCCTTGTCTGGCGAGCGTCCAAGCGCTTCGCGGATCTCGTCCTTGCTGCGCATCTGGATGGCAGCGCCCTTGCCCATGGTCACGACCTTGTAGCGAACGGCTGTCAGGTCGCCCAGCAGCTCAGCATCCGGCGGCAGGGCAACCGGGTCGGGGTTCGTCGGGTCCAGTGATTCACGCAGCATCCAGTACATCTCGGCCCGCCGATTGCGAAAATGCAGGTTGCCGGCCTTGGTCATTGCTGAGCTCGACTCTGAGCCGTTCACCGCAAACACGTTCAGGTTCAGGCCCTGAATGAAATCAAGGGCGCTCGACCCTATGCCGATGGAATCCACACAGATGCAGGCGCCATCGCGCACCAGGGGAACCACAAATGCAGCCGTGGATGGGCCATCCTTCGTGACCACGCCGGGCGCCGTCACCATCTGGTCAAACCACTGGCCGTGCCGGCGGGCCACGCTGGACTTGTCGATACCGCCGCGTGCCGGATCAAGACCGATTGCAGTCATCTCGCCCTTCGCGTCACGCGGATTCCACCGTGCCTGAGCAGCTTTCACCCAGTCGGTGGGTATGACCTGCCAGGCAGGATCAGCAGCGCCAGCCATGAAGTCACCGCGCAGCATCTGCGAGCGCAGGGGCTCAGGCAGGGCGCGCAGCGTCTCCTTGTAGCCGGTGGACAGCAGAAACAGGTTGTCATCCACACTGGAAGGGATGAAGGTGCGGCTCTTTGGCTTCACCAGGTCGGTGCCCACCATCACCGGGTCGCCGCTGGGAACCTCGCGGTCCTCACCCTTCTCGTCCGACACGTACCAACGCAGCTCGCCGGGATTGGCCGGGTTCGGGTGGTTCGGGTCCAGCCATGCAGCCCAAAAGCGCTTGACCCACTCTCCTTCTGCAGTTGTGGGCGGGTTCCCGGCAGCAACCACGCGCTGGCGGATCTCTGGCTTGTCCGTGCGCAGCCAGCCAATCAGGGTGCGAAACTGGCTCTCGGTGAAGTGGCAGATTTCATCGAACAGCTTGGCGTCGTGCGGGCGGCCTTGGTACTTGATCCAGTCGCCCGGTTCCTTGACGCTGCCCAGCTCCATCACCTTGCCCTCGGGCAGACGCCACACGCCATCCTGGCTGTTGTAGCCCTTGCGCGTGCCCAGAATCTTGGTCATCCGTTCCTCGATGCCGGTCAGCTGCACGGCCTCGCGTCGGAAGATGATGCTGTGCTCCTGCGATGTGAGGCACAGGCCCAGCAGCAGGTCGGTCTTGCCGCCACCTGCAGCACCGCCATAGAAAACGATGTCCGCCTTGCTCAGGTAGGCCATCAGCTGCGGCCCGTCCTGCGGAACCCAGATGGGGGCATTGCCGGCCAGCAGGAAGGCGTCCAGCTCCTTCTTTGCGTCAGGGTCCATGGCCTGAATCGCGGCCATCATCTGTGCGGTCGTGACGCTCGGCTGGGACTGGGTTGCGGGCGCCAGGATCATTTTGGCGCACCATTCTTGGCCAAGGCGGCCATCAGCGCCTGCATGGCGGCCGGGCTGTCATTGATCGCGCGAGACAGGCGCACGGCACGCTCAGCGTCGGTCATGTCCTTTGTCAGCGGCTGGCCATTCACATCGCCATCAGCCCCAGCATCCAGACCGAACGCCTCACGCTCTCCCTTGCGGACCTTTTCATCCACGTCTGCCAGCTTCTTGAGGTCGTCCACCAGCGCCGACCGGCTCATGGCCTTGCGCAGGGCGTCGTTGGCTCGGTCGACGCCGTTGTCGTCCGGCTGGCGAACCATCTCGATGACCTCGGCCAGGTCAGGCAGCATTTGCGCCACCTGGGCGATCTGGCTGAGCAGCGCGCGCTTCACATCGGCGAGTGCCTGCAACCCAGTGCGGTGCGACAGGATCACCTGTTTGTTGACCTCGGCCGCAACAAGCACCGTATCTGTTGTGTCTTTTTGCGCCTTGGTTACGGTTTCGCGCAACACGGCGGCATCGGTGGCCTGCTTGATGACCTCGCGCAAATCCTTGGACCACCCGAGTTCCTTGGCTTTGCGGCTGATCTGGGCATATGAAACACCGTGTTGTGTTTCGAGTTCCCGAAGAGTGAACCGGCCCGTGCGGTAGTCCCGCTCCACAGCTTCCCAGTCAACCCTGCGCCGTGCGGGAACGGCTGCGCCCGCTGCCTTCTTGGTGGTTGCGGGCGGTGTGGCGTTGTGGGGCGCCTTCTTCGGCGCGGGTTTTGTTGCCATGCCCGCATGATTCCGGGGTTGGGCTGTTTCAGCGAACCCTACTGGGGGGCGCTGTCCACTGGCGCGTGGCATCAGGACGCCGACCCCAGCAACTCCATCTGCGCCTTGGCCGAACCATCCTGCAGCTTGCGCACCTCGGCCGCCAGCGCCTTGTTCTCACGCTCCAGCTTTCGCACCACCGAAAGCATTTCCGCCATGGCCACGCCGGTTTCTCGGCCGTACTGGATGTTGCTGTACTGCACGGCCGACCCACTGAGCCTGACCGCCAGGATGCGCAGTTCCTCTGGCCACAGCCGGAACATCTCGTCGCCCACCTCGATGATGCAGACCTTCTCGGGGGTGTCCGTTACGGAAACCGCCCGGGGCGGCGGCATTTTGTCGATGATCTCGACCACGCCTGCCACCGGGCGGAGTAGCTGGCCATCCTCCACCATGCGGTTCAGGTGGTCGTCAATCGTGACCAGCTTCAGCCCGGTGACTTCGGCCAGTACCTGGCGGGTGGCAATCTGCTGCTGGGCGCGCAGGTCGACAAGAGCGCCCCAGATGATCTGGCGGGTCGTGCGTTTTTCTTCGGTGGTGGTGCTCATGGCTTCTGTCCTCCAGTAGAATGCGATTGCTCGGTTCGCAAGAATCTGGAAGGCCCGCCCCGTGCGGGCTTTTCTTTTTGTCAGTCGTCCGGCACGGGCACACCCTTGGGCCACAGGCCCAGCGCCAGCAGCTTGCGGCGCGTGTCTGCTGCCCACACGGGTTCCAGCTCGCGGCGCACGGCCTTGGTGAACAGGGCCCATTGATCGAAATTTTCGTGACAGCCCTGCACCAGCCTTCCATCAGCGCCGGGGTGCACCGTGCAAAGTGGAAAGCTGTCTAAATCGCTTGCCTTGATGCCTGCGCCTTTGCCGCTGTTGCTATGGGCGCACTGCGAGTGGCCTGGAACCCCGCAGTTGATGCAAGGAAGGCTGGCCACGGCGCGGCGCAGGGCCTCGCTGCGCACAGGTGCGGATTTCTCCACCCGGGCGGCGGGTGCGCTGGCCACGGGCCCGGGCACGCGGAAGGCCCCGGGCGTGACGGTCGGCGTGGCGCGCACGCGGTCGGGGTCGCGGGATATTGACGTTGGCGCTCTGCTTTTGAGCCCGGTGCGCTTGAGTGTGGTACTGCGATTCAGCATCCAACCTCCAGCACCACAACGCCGCCCTTCACCAAGTCGCCACGGCGCAGTGTCAGCGGATCGAATAGTTGGTCATCAATGCCAAGCGCCTGGCTCACACCGTCAAAATCCGCCTTCATTGCGGCCAAAAGGTTGTCAAGATCGCGGCGGCGCCGGTCGGGCGGGCAGAAGGTTAGCGAAAGCGCCAGCGCTCCAGCAGGCGGGACATAGCCCGTCGAGCGCATGGCGTACAGGGTGAGATAGCGCGCATCGGCCAGGCGCTTGACCTTGGCGCTGTGCACGGCTCCCCAGTGGCGCCCGTTCTTGCGGTTCGGGGCAAGGCTTGAATCAGGCCATGGCAGTTCAATACGCATCTTCACCCTCCCATGCCTTAAACCGAACGTCATGCTCTACACCGAATGCGTAAAGCCACTCGATAAACGCCCGCGCCAGCTTGATCGTGAAGTCGCGCGACTGGATTCCCATCAGCACCACCTCGCCGCGCAGTCCTCGGCCCATCCTGACATTACCGAACTTCGCCCACTCACCGGCCAGGTCGGAATCGTTGCGGGTGTCGATACGAAAGGCGGAGATCAGGATGCGCTTGGCGTCCTCGGCGTCTGCCAGGTCGGGCACAGTCGCGCCCAGTTGCTGGGAAATCTGGCCGATCAGGCTGTGAAAATGCCGGTTGTGGTTGTCACGGCGTGTCTCTGGCTCCAGCTTTGCCACCATGCGATGCCCGGCCATCAAATAAGGCTTGGCGGTGTTGTAAATGTGGGTGATGGCCTTGTGTGCCTGCACTGGCTCCCACAGCGGCATGGTCAGGCGTTCACTCACTCCGATGCCTCCATGCCCACATTGCCGCAGCCGTGCCAGCCTTCGGGATTGCCCGCTTGCCTGGCCTGCTGCGCCCGGATCATCAAGTCCAGCCGGGCCAGCGCATTCCATGCCGCATGGGCCGCATGTGCAATGCCGGTTTGCTGGTCTACAGCCTCGCCAGCCGCCTCGTCCATCAGATGTCGATACATTGCGTCCGTGTAGCGGGCAATGCCATCAGGCACGTCCACCCAGCCGTCAGGCGAGTATTTGACGGCCCCAAAGGTGCCCACCTCGCCCATAGCCTTCAAGGCGCGGGCAAAGCCGCCCACCACCAGCCCCATGCGGGTTTTGCCATCGTCCAGCTTCGCGCCGGGCGTGCTGGCCTTTCGGCCGTACGGGTCGCATTCGGGTTGCTGAGTTCTGAAAAACTGATTCATGCTGTCACCTTCCAGTCTTGCGCCGTGCGGGCGATGATGCGGGTTGCGGGATTGCTTCTTGCGGCATCACCTGCCACTCCGGCAGCTTCGCCATGCGCCGTATCTCCAGCTCGGGCAGCCCATTCGCCACTGCGTCTGCCAGCGCTGCCCTGCAGCGGTCGCGCGTCACGCTGGGCGCCAGGCGCAAAGTGCGCTGCAGGTACTGGATGCGCCGGGCCGCGCAGTGCAGGCATCCCTCGGCAAATAGCCGGTAGCTGGCCGGGTCGGGTCGGGCGTCGTTGCAGCAGTGGCACATTCATCGCGCCCCCAGTGCTGAATACGGGTTGGCATAGTCCTTCCAGTCAGTTCCGCGCTTGATGCGACTGATGAGGCTTCGGTTGACGCCGTAGCGCGCAGCCAGCACGGGGCCGGACTCGGTGCTCATGCGGATTTCACGCGCCTTGTCAATGTCCAGCTTCTTGTTGACATTGCCGCATCGGCGGGTCTTGGCGATCTTTGCGGCGCGGGCCTTGCCCTGCCACGCGCCCTTTTTCGCTGCGCGCTTGGCGGCATCGCTGGTGCTGGTGGCCTTCAGGTGCGCCGGGTTGACGCACAGCGCCTCGCCGCAGGTGACAACCACCGGCTGGCGTGGCTCGGCTGGGCGGCCTTCTATCTCCACCACCATGCGGCGCACCAGCTTGCAGCAGCGGCCTTGCACCTTCATTTGCGGGTAGCCGTTCGTGGCGCCCTGCTGCCAGATCCAGCATTCGCCCACTTCTTCGGTGCGGTCCTTGATGTGGGCAAGGGTGAGGTCTTCGAACTGCATCAGAAGCCCTCCGAAGCACGGTGCGGCCAGTTGCGGAAGTACATCAACGGGTCGTTAGGGTCGCCCTTGAACTGCTTGGAGTCACGGTCAAACCACAGGCGAATCGTTGGCTCGTCCTCTCCATTGCGCTGCTTGCGGCACAGGATTGCGGCGTCGTGCTCGTCTTTTTTCGTTGACGCCCGGCCCTTGGCCTTTATGTCGTCTTCCTTGCCCTTGTTGCGCCACACCAGCATCAGGTTGTCCACAAGGTCTGTGATTGCCCCTGAACCCTTGGTGTCGTGCTTGTCGGGTATGTCGGTTTCCTTGCTCGGCTTGCGCAGGTGGTGGATCAGGTGAACGTGCACCATGTTGTCCCGAGCCAGCGCTGTGAGTTCATCAACAAAAGCCTTCTGGCCGTTGTAGTCGTCCTCCCCCATCACACACTTCATCAGGCTGTCGATCACGATGTGTGTGACGCCAAGTTCCTTTGCGCAGTAGCGGGCCATTCCCAGCACTTGGCGGGCGTCCACGGTGCCCTGGCGGTCGTACACCCACAGGCGGCTGTCGGTCCACTCTCCGAACTCCTTGTAAAGCTCGGTCAGGATCTGCACTCCCTGCTCGCCCTGGTACTCCGGGCTGAACGGATTTGTCTGCGCGTACATGCGGCACATCATTGCCAGCGTGGTCCCGGGCTTCATCTCGAACGATCCGACCACCACCTTTTCTTCCTGGCCCATCAGCGACAGCACTACCTGCGAAACAATCTGCGTTTTTCCGTGGCCGTTCTGGCCCGCCCACAGAGTCACTTCGCCAGGGCGGAAGGCAAACATGCCGTGCGCCTGCTCCCATGGCAGCAGCACTTTTTTCGTGCGGTCTGGGTTCTGCAGCTTGTGGATAAGCTCGTCCATCCACACGGACGCGGGCTTGACGTTGGCAGCCGCGTCTGTCTCGCGCTCGTAGGCTGCGAAGTCAATTTCATCAGACAGGAAATGCATTTAGTTGCCTCTGTAGTTTTTTCAGGAGTTGTTCGTGGGCCTCGTTCAGCCCGGCCACACCAGCGCGGCAGGCAACACCGATGGAGCGGGGCTTCCCGGCTTCGGCGGCATTGACTGTTTGGAAAAACAAGGCGCCTTGGTCGCCAACCTCGACCACATCTACATGCAGCCCAACCACGGGGCGCCAGTCAATGGCACGGGGGTTGCTGCACACCACGATCACGTCAGGGGAGTCCGTGACCCACTTCGGCGGCTTTCCGACATAAACCCAGACTGCAGGCGGGGCGATGCCACGGCGGCGGACATTGGCAAGGGCGGCGGTCATCAGTTCACGGCCCCCGCCCAAATGTCGCCAGCAGGCGCTGCCTTGCGGAACGTTGGCGCCCGCTGGTTGCGCACCCAGTTGCGCCAGGTCGCTTGCCAATCGGTCTTGCGGCCTTCCTTTCCGGGTTTAGCAATCCAAAAGTCGCGGAACGAATCTGCGGCTGTCTGCGGATCGACGTCCGGGCGCTCTTTCTCGGCCCAGGTTTTCCAGTCGTCTGGCAGTGTCCAGGTCTCCGGCAGCGCCGTGCCGCGTGGCGACTTCGCAGAAGGAGCGGTATCTATTACTTCTTCTCTCCTCTCCTCTCCTCTAGGCGTTTCTTGGCGTTCCTTGGCGTTGCATGGCGTTTCATCGTTTGTCTTTGGCGTTTCTTGGCGTTCCTTGGAGCGAAACGCCTTTACGCGATCAGTGCTAAAGTCGTCGGTGCGCTCGCGCTTAACTTGGCGTTTCTCCCACGATGCAACCCGGTCAGCGTCAACCAAACCACGGTCAGCCATGGCCGACAAAATGGCTTGTGTAGCGCCGTCTTCCAATCCGAACATGCAGTCAACAGACTCGCAGTCCAACCCGCCAAAATGGCCGCGCTCTTCGGATGCGCTGGCCTTCTCGAGTACAAAAGCCCACACGGCAATGATGGTCGCCAAAGACTGCTTTGATTTGCGTGCCACAAGCTGAAACTTTGGGTCTGTCACGCTACCGTGGTGCCAACGGAACCAGTCGATACCACCGGCCATAACTCAGATTTCCTCGCCAGCGTCGCTAGCATCAATGAATGCGGCCAGCCTCAACATTTCGTTCGCTACAGCGCGAACACGGTCGGTGCTGAAGAAATAGACCAGGGGGGTTTCTCCTGTTGCGGCACACGACTGCGATACGGTGACTCCGCCCTTGTTGTTGAGAAAGACTTCTGTTTCTGCCTCGGCTTCGAGCTTCATGACTACCCTTTCATCGCCCAAAAAAGAAACCAACGGCAGGCAGGTGGGCATGTCCTGCTCTTCGGCGCCGGGAGCTACCCTTTGCCTAGCCGTGGCGTCAAAACTCATACCCCGTAGCGCCTTGCAATCGCCCGCATGGCGGTTTCGTACTGCTCTGCTGTAGCGCCCGGGTTTGCATTCGCCCATGCGCGTTTAGCGGATTCATAGGCGGCGTAGTCGGGGCGCTTCATACGGCCACCCACCCTGGGGAAAGTGACCCATTGCCCAGAGAGCGCGGAAAAAGCACCTCGCTGCGGCGGATATGGCCATCGCGGGCGGCCTGCTGAAACACAGCGCCCCACGCCCTCAAATCGGTCACAGGCGCAATGCCTGCATCCATTGCGGCCAGGGTGACGTGTTCGGAGCTGAAAGGCTGCCCCTTGTGCTTGCGCGCGAAGGAGATCAGGAAGCCCAATGCGTCCTGGTCGAACCGGCGCGGAGCGGGTGCGGCGCCGAAAAGATCGTGCTGGCTGGTTTGCATCACTGGGCTCCAGTGGTATGGGCATCTGCAGTACGCAGCGCGCCGACGATCCCAAAGTGCGGAGGCGATACGACGCTGACGGTGAATCGGCCGGTGCTGTCCATCGACTTTGTTGGAGGTGGAATTGCCCCCTGCATGGGGGCCTTGCTGCGTGCGCGGCCGCGCGGCGTGGCGCTTGGCATGTCGGGGCCACGAGGGCGAACTGATGTGAAAGCATTCATGGCGCTCATTCGTCAGACTCCCAGATCAACTGCGGCGCCACGCGCATAACGTGAGCGTGCTTGCTGGTCAAAAACTCATAGGTGGTGGCATCAATGCACTTGTGGCCCTCGGGCACCACCTTGAAGCCCATCGCGTAAATCAGCGAAAGCGCGCCCTCAAGGTGCTCTGTCTTCATGCGGCTCACCGTGCTGTCAGAAACACCCAGCATGACGGCAACCGCACCGCCCTTCCCTGGCGTTTGCATGGCTTGCAAAACCTTCGCGTGGGCTTTGCGTGCTTTTTCCTGTGGGGTCAGCGATGCTTCAATCATGGACAACAACCTCTGCACAGGCGACCTTCTTGAAATGGGTGTCCGCCCTCTCCCGGGCTACGATGGTGTTTCTCAAGCAACCATCACGAAAGAGAGCGGACAAAATGGTCGAGACACACTCGTTCCCAGGCTCAGGGACCTTGGTGAAGGGGACATACGATCCGGAGAGAAGGCTGTTGCGCTTGTGGTTCACGAGCGCCCCCCTTCAGCCATACGACTTCCCAGGTGTGCCGGCACATACTTGGTCCGGGCTGAAATCGGCCGGATCGGCTGGCACCTACTACAACCAGAACATTCGGGATCAGTACGGCGATCAGCGCCCACCATTCGGTCGATCGCATCGTCGATAGCGGCCACCACGCGGGAGAAGTCGGGCGTCCAGCTGGTCTCAGGCGACAGCAACAGGTCCGGCCTGTCAGTGACCACGCAGCCGCCGATAAAGACGAACTCTCGCTTTGCGAGCTCCAGGGTGTCGAGCAGAGACCTTGGATTGGCATCAGCCATGGGCGGCCTCCTGGGCTTCGGTGTTGGATGGGGCAAAAAGCTGCCTTTCGGTCAGTCGCTGCCATTTCAGGATCAGGAGCTTGAGAGTCATTGCCTCGACTTCCTCTGCCGTCATGACCAGCGTTGTTTTCCCCGAGGACAGAAGAATCGAGCCGCCAACGAGATGGGTGATGGCAATACGGACAGGCTTCGCCATTTCGATCAGGCGACTGCCCAAGCTGTACCCAGGTTCAAGCGTTTCACCGCGAGCAAGGTGGCTAATCTGACGCTGACTCACGCCACACGCGGCCGCAATCTCAGCCTGTGTCATCCCGCGCTGCATGATCTTGGCAATCAGCACGGGCCAGTTGCTTTGCGCGGCTGCCATTTACGCCGCCTGTGCTGCTGTGTCGCTTGGCTTTGCGCGGCGCTTTGGCTTGGCAAGGCGGGCAACGGCACCTGCTACACGGTCAGCAGTGGATTGCGGCAGAACTTCGGGCCATACGTAAACGGCCTGGATGGACTTGTAGCCCATCGCCTGCGCGGCTTTTTTGGGCGTCCCACCCAAGAGGTCGATTGCGGTTTTTTTGTCCATGCCGACATTGTAAATCTAGTTTATGGCTTCTGAGAAACTAAATTTACAGATGTGCGGTTACCGTGCGCACATGCTCTACGGCGAACGTCTCAAAATGGCAATGGAACGCCGCAGCGCAATGCTCGGGCAGGAGGTTGCACGCAAGGATGTTGCAGCCGTCGCAGAATGTACGGTTCAGAACATCGGCATGATTTTGAACAACTCCAAGGGCGTAGATCAAACCCTCACGGCAAAGAGCCACGCCGCCGTGGCGGACTTCTTGAAAGTCAACCCGGAGTGGTTATTGACGGGCACCGGCCCCATGGAAGTGCAGAGGCCATCAGCCCCTAGCGAGCTATCGCCCGCTGCTATAGAGATAGCAGTTCTTTTTGACTTGATACCAGCAGCGGACAAGATCAAACGCGCTCAGGCGTTCAACGCGGCCACCACCGCTATTTTGCAAGTGCTGCAATCCGGTAGCGCCAGGTAGCCAGCATGTCGGCGTCTGGGAAGACGACAATTTTCACCCCCATGTCTCCTAGTTTTCGCGCCTGATCCATCAGCGACGCGGCAGACTCTCCTTGCGCAGCTACGCGCACCGTAGAGGGCGGCTCAGCCTCTTCTAAAAGCACTGTGTTTTGATACATACCTAACATCATAGCCATGGTTCATTCCATGGCCTACAGGCGCTGTCGCAAATTTATTTGTAAATCAATCTACTTTTCTTGCGCGCTGTGCTGTAAATGTGTTTACAATCACTCAACGCCGCAAAAACAAAACGGCGCGGGTGACAAGCCATCGAGCAGCCACCGACAGCCCCTTAAAAATCCAGCCCCTGCGGTTCCGCTCGAAAGAGAAGTTGACAGCAGGCGCAGCCCCGAAGCGTGACCAGGGGTGAGGCGGTAGCCGAGAACAGAAAGCAACCAAGTGACCGGGGGCGCTCAGGTGGGCGCAACAACCGGAACCGCTACGGACCCGCATGGCACTTGCCACGGGCGAGCCCTTCCCACAGTGGACCCGGATCGAGTAACCGGGATGGCCTTCGCAAGAGGGCCGAAACCAAAGGCGCTTCTATGAGGCGCTTTTTGTTTTTCAACAAGGAGAACGACATGGAGCGAAGCCCCGCCGAAGTGCTTGGCGCAATTCTCGATGAGGTGGAGGGCCTACGACGCACTGATGCTCGAAGCCACTTGCCAGAACGTCTGTTGCGTGAAGCAAAGATGGCTCTCGAAGTCAGAACTGTCGGGATGGGCTCGGGCCAACTCAATTCAATCGACGGCCTCATTGATCGCACCGTGAGCCATGTGTTTGAGGGCGATTTGAAGCGCGCCCAGGTGGTGATCGTCTGCACAGATGGTTCGTTTATCGCGCTGGATTCTGAGCGGGATGGCGATGACGCCTATATCCAAGTTCATTCCCGTGGCTTCTACGCGCCGACAGTGAGCGGCCTGGACTCATATCTGCGTCCGCCTGCACTTGTGGACGTGGGCCTGATGTCGAAAGCCGATCAGCAAAAGGCCGAGCAGGAAGAAAGGGCTGAAAAGCTCAGGGCCTCGCTAAAGCGCCACGAAGAGCAGGCCGAGTTTGCCAAGCGCGAACTTGCGAAGCTAGAGGGCGCTACCCAGTAACCCCCACCCCATGCCACTATGGGGGTGAATGAAGGAGAGAGCATGGGAAAGCCAGCATGCGTAGCGATTGGAAGCCGTTGGGTGAGCAAGGATGGCCGAGTGTGGATCGTGCTGGAACGTTTGCCATTCGGGCGGCTTGAGATCCAGCAGGAAGGCCGCGCCTATTTCGGCACGACGCGGCAGCGGGATTTCCTGCTCTCTTTCACTCCGGCCTAACACCATCGCCCCACACAAGGGGCGCCACCCATTAGGGGCAAAAGCCAATTCACACATCCGGGACGGTGCTGTGATTCCCCCCGGCAAGTAGCCCACCCCAATTCAACAATCTAGGAGAAGAGTATGGACAGCCCAAGGATCGGCGCCCTGCGCGTATGGCACATACCGCAAGTGCCAGGAAAAGCGTTCCACGTTCATGTGGACACACCCCAAGAAGCACAGCGGGTGCTGAACGTACTGGCTCACTACGACCTGTTCCAACTCAAGGAACGGATCAAGCCCGACTACTGCAACGCCGCAGGACTTGAGCAATACGTCGAAGACGACGGCGACGGCAAGCCAGGCTGGTGCGAGTGGTACGACGAAGAAACCGGCGACTGCATTGATGAATGGGTTGACCCTACAAGCATCACTGCACCCAAGTAACCCCACCCCGCCCCTACACCAGGGGCCGGGAGTGCTTTGATAGTAATCAGCAAAGCACCGGCCAGCGGTGCGGCAGGAACACGGCAACGGGGATATGCCTGCACCGATTCGCAAGAGTGGCAAATCAATAGGGCTTACCACCGTGAGCTCTGCTGATTTCAACCAGGAGATAAAACATGAGTGACTTTGATTTGCGCGTGAAAGCAGCCGCAGAGCAGGCCGTGCTGCAGTTCATCGGCTCGGGCGGGTGGCTGCTGCCAAATTACGAAAGCCGCCTAAAGATCCCCGCAGAGTGGATTGCGGATTGCTGGCACCTGGTTGACGCGGACAGCTTGAAAAGGAAGATCGCTGCGAGGCTTGAAAGCGAGCTGGCAGACCGCATGGTGAACCACATGGCCGCAGAGCTGGCAACGGACATAAAGCAAATTCTCAGTGTGCAAGAGCGTCGCGAAATGCTGCGAGGGCTGGCGCGTGAGCATATGGACGCTGTCATGCAAGCGGGTGCAGCACATGGCAATTGAACTTAAAGACTGCCCGATGTGCGGCTGCAAGGCTGTGTTTGTCCAGCACTCGGCAGGCATGCCGGGGACGATGGGCTATGACAGATGGCACGCGGTGGCCTGCAAACATTGCCGGACAACCGTGGGCGCATGTGACCGACGTTTCCGCGACAAAGAAGACGCCGCAGACGCATGGAATCGCCGCGTACCGCAGCCTACCCAGTAACCCCAACCCCCATCCACACGGGGCGACCCCACCCCGCCCCTACACCAGGGGCCGGGAGTGCCCGGAGTAGTCCGGGGCCATCAAATCAAGGTCAGCACGGAAGGACGGGCCCCATACACCGAATGCCGGGCCAGCGTTGAACGGCTGGCCGTCCCCAGCAGGGCTCAGGGTGGCGCGGTGGATGCGGTGAATTCATAGCTGGTGTCGAGCCCAGCACCTTGATTTGATGGCACCCCCGCCGCAGTGTTAGCGACTGCGACATGACGGAAACGTCAAAAGTCTGGCCTCCCCAGGTGCTGTAAGCGGTGCTTTGTCCGCAGGGGGTGTGCCGTCAACTATCTAGAAATATCTAAAAAAAGATATTTCACCGTTACGGGCGAAAGCAGATGCAGCCGAAGTCAGGCCCAGCCTGCGTGATGTGCAGCGAGTAGTCCACCACACACAGCCCTGCAATGCGGGGCTTTTTTCATGGAGCACAACATGAGCTTTGAAATTGACATGCTGGCCTGCGCAGCAGAAGAAGACCGCAGATCAAAGCGCGACGAGCTGATGCAGCGCGAAGAAGCCCGCCTTGCAGCCGTCGCCATCTTGGATGCCCGTTTGGGCAAGTACGACCGATTGCTAGACGGCCTGAGCTACCGCGACCACGACGAACAGGCAATCGCAGCCCTGATGGACGCTTGCGCCGCTGGCGTGCCTTCGTGCATTACCGTGGTGAAGGCCCTGGCAGACAAACATGGATACCACACTGCGAAGATTGAAGAATGAGCAATACGAACATCGATGGCGGGCCAGCGTTCCCGGTTTATGACGACCATGGGCAGTACGTCAACGGCTGCGGGATGACGCTGCGCGATTACTTCGCGGGCAGGGCGATGCAGTCCTATCTTTTGGACAAAGACCGTGACAGCTTCACGTTTGAACAATGGGCACAGGCTTCTTACGAAATGGCCGACGCCATGCTCGAAGCAAGGGGAGATTGAAGAATGACACGCGCCCCCTCATACCTTGACGACTTCACCGGCACCTACGCCCGTACAACGCGCGGCAGGCGAGCGTGCACAGCTACAGAATCTGTAGCGATTCACAAATACAAACCGCCCTTTCATCGGCGGTTTTTTTACGCCATGTGCCGCTGGGGCTGGGCAATCGTCCCGGCTGTGCTGGCGCTGTCTGTGCTGACTGGCTGCGACGACCTGGAAAGCTATGCCGCGGATCAAGCCAGCCTTGCTGATGCGATTGCGCAGGCGGCAAAGGAGGCGGGGAAGTGAGCCGACTACGTGACGCAATCGCTCTCTATCGCATCTATCGCCAGTGCCACGGGCCTATCAAAGCTGCCCGCTATGCGTGGGTGGTGTCAGGAGGATGAACAAATACAGATTGAGAGAACGATATGCAGCGCCAACTACCAGGGCGGTCAGAAGCATTGCGCCTCGTGTTGACCGATCCAAATTCTGCTCATGACGAGCGTTTGCGCCACATCGCGCGAATGGATCGCAGCACGCAACGCAAACCGCCTCAAGAGCCGTCATCAACTTTCACTTTTTCCAGCGGCGTCGATGAACTGACGCCAGAAGCCCGGGCGCTTTTGCCCTTTTAACCAGCCACTTCAGTCTCAAAGGAGAACATCATGGCATTCGTCGCAACAAAGCCTGTCAGCAACTACACCCCACCACCAGCAGGCATGCACATCGCTCGCTGCTATCGCCTGATCGACCTCGGAACACAGCCGAAGTCTTTTCAAGGCAAGCCAACCGGAGAAGCCCGCAAGATCATGGCATCTTGGGAACTGCTGGGCGAGGATCGCATGGATGACGGCAAGCCGTTCACCATGAGCAAGTCATGGTTCCTTTCGATGCACGAGAAAGCCGCGCTGCGCAAAGACCTCGAATCCTGGCGCGGGCGTCCCTTCAGTCTTGAAGAAGAAAGCAGCTTTGATGTGTCCAAACTGTTGGGCGCGTATTGCCTATTGAATGTCATTCAAGAGCAAGGGCAGGACGGCAACCAGTACACCAAGATTGGCGCCATTACTCCGCTGATGAAAGGCATGCCGAAGCCAGACCCGGTGAACGAAAACAGCGTTTTTGACATGGATGCGCCCGACATGGCGATGTTTGAGAAGTTCAGCGACAAGATGAAGGAAACCATTCAAGGTTCGCGTGAATGGCGTGCGCGTAGCTCTGGCGGTCGCCCTGCAACCACGGCAACCGCTCCGCAGCGTGCGTCGTCTGGCTTCGATGATATGGACGACGACATCCCGTTCTGACGCATGCCCGTCAATGATTACGCCGCATACGCCCGGTCGCCCAAAGGCGTAGCAGCCAGAGCGCGGGCGCATGCCAAGTACATCGCAAAGCGTCGCGCACTGAAACAACAACCCAAGGCCAGCACTGCCGCAGTCGCTGGCCTTTTACTTTCATGGGGACGAAATGAGCAGTTTGTACGAAATCTCACTCGCCTACCGGGCTGACGTTGCCCGTCTGGCAGACCTTGACCTACCCGCTGAGGTCATCACCGACACCTTGGATGCCATGTCCGGCGAACTGGAAGTGAAGGCGCAGAACGTGGTGATGTACGCCCGCAACCTGCAAGCCACGGCCACGGCCATCAAGGACGCCGAAGAGCAAATGGCAAAGCGCCGCAAGGCCATCGAGAACCGGGCAAAGCATCTTCTCGACTACGTGCAAGGCTGCATGGAAACCGCGCAAGTGCAGAAGATCGAATGCCCGTATTTCAAGCTGGCACTGCAAGCAAAGCCGCCCAGCGTTGACGTGTACGAACCGGGGCTGATCCCTGAGCAGTACATGCGCACACCCGAAGCGCCGCCGCCCGCGCCTGACAAAACCGCCATTGCCAAGGCCATCAAAGAAGGCTACGAGGTGCCAGGTGCAAGACTGGTGCACGGCACAAGGCTGGCGATCAGCTAACCCCACACACAGCCCGCACCCAGCGGGCTTTTTTATGGAGATCGTCATGCAATTCGGCAGCGTTTGCAGCGGCATAGAAGCAGCCTCAGTGGCATGGCATCCGATTGGATGGAAGGCCGCATGGCTGGCCGAGATTGAACCCTTCCCGTGTGCTGTTCTGGCCCACCACTACCCCAGTGTGCCAAACCTTGGCGACATGACCACCATCGCACGGCGCGTGCTGACTGGCGAAGTTAGCGCGCCTGATGTTTTTTGCGGCGGTACGCCTTGCCAAGCATTCAGCGTGGCGGGCTTGCGCCAATCCCTCGATGACGCGCGAGGAAACCTCACACTCAAATTTGTGGAGATAGCAAATGCAATTGACCATGTTCGAGCTGGACGCGGTGAAGACGAGTGCATCGTCTTCTGGGAAAACGTCCCCGGTGTCCTCAGCACCAAAGACAACGCATTCGGGTGCTTTCTGGGCGGCCTTGCCGGAGAAGATGGCCCGCTGGACCCACCAGGGGGCAAATGGGCGAACGCTGGTGCTGTGTATGGACCCAAAAGAGCAATCGCGTGGCGGGTCCTCGACGCCCAATTTTTCGGCGTGGCCCAACGCCGCCGCCGTGTGTTCGTTGTCGCAAGTGCTCGAAAAGGGTTCGATCCCGCCCAGGTTCTTTTTGAGTGGGACGGCGTGCGCCGGGATTCTGCGCCGAGCAGAGAAGCGCGGCAAACAGCTCCCACCATCCCTGCACGCAGCACTGCAGGCGGTGGCCTTGG